GAGTAGCCCATGAAATATCAGTACCATCACTTGTTAGAACTTGCGCAGAACTCCCAACTGCAAGCGCAGCAGGATCACCACTTGAGTCTCCATAGATTATCCTGCCTCTTGCAAGTCCCGCCATCTTAGCTAGAGATACTGCATTATCAGCAATAGTGGCAGTGCCATTATTGGCAAGGCTTATATCGCCACTAACGGCTACGTTGTTATAATCCGTGCCATCAGCCACCATGATATGAGTGTCGGTGGCGGCAATGGAGTCATCTATAAAACTTATCTTGGCTCCGGTAACAGCATCATCAGCAATGGTGGCTGTTGCTACCTGTTTCCAATCCACACCGTTAGTCGCGCCGGAATCAGCAAGCAAAGCATAATCGTTCGTTCCAACAGCAAGTCTGGTTTCAGAATCTACTGTGTTGTAGACGAGTAGATCGCCCTTGGTGGTGAGTTTGTCTGTACCCGTGATTGATACACATTGCCACTCAGTAGACGAGGCAGAATATTTGAGGTATTGATCGTCTGACGGAGCGGTTGAGGTTACAGAGGTTCCCTGTATGGAATCCACTGTTACTGCGCCAGCGTTTGTCATGGATACGTCACCAGACAACGAGGCCGCTGTAAAGCCAGTGCCATCACCAATTAGTATTTCTGTGGATGCCAGGGCTTTATCAGATGGCACACCGGACGAATTAGCATCTCTGACCTTGATGGTATTCGCCGCCATGTTCGCTAGCTCTGCATTGGCTACGCCGCCATCCTTTATCGTGATGTCGCCGGAGGAATTGGCAAAGTTAGCGGTGTTGAATGTCGCTATACCCTTGTTTGAATCGGAAGCGTCCTCACCTGATACGGTGATCGTGCCAGAGGATTCAGCAACGTCTATACCCTCACCCGCTGCGTAAGTGATTGTGCCGCCGAGAGCGGTCGCAGTAGAATTTGACCCATCAGAAACTGTGATCGAGGAATTAACAAGTTCTGCGTTAGCCACGCCACCATCCTTGATCGTGATGTCACCAGATGAGTTGGCGAAATTGGCGGTGTTAAATGTCGCTATGCCCTTGTTTGAATCAGACGCATCCTCACCAGAGATGGTGTTGGTGGAGATGTCTATACCTTCACCAGCGGTCAGAACAGAACCAGGATTAACAAAGGTGAATGCCCCAGACCCATCGGTTTTCATCACCTGGCCGTCTGTGCCGTCTGCGGTAGGCATGGTCCACCCTGCGGTGAGTGATCCCATGAGCTTGTAAGAGGTAGCCGGGCTGACTGGTAGGACAACCCAGGAGCTTCCATCGTACAGCTTGAGGACATTGTTTGTGGTGTCTACCCACAACAGTCCTTGTGCAATGCTGGTGGACGGTGCGGAAGTTCCGGTGTGAATCGCGTTTACAGCCGCGTCCACGGAGGGAAAGGAATTCTTTAAGACCCTTTTGATTAAACGGAGATGATCGTCACCCTGGCTTACGTTGTCACTCGCAGTCGGGTTTGTATTTACAAGATCGTCTAAGTAAGTTCCAGATTCTAATGCCATTATGGATTACCCGTAGTGGTGACTATTCGCAGCGCATTACCAGAGTGCCTGTCTCGGGAGTCTGCGTTTTGGATGTTGGTGATTGCCTCCTTATACGCCGCCAGCCATAACTGGACGCGAGCATCGTTGGCAAGGAAAGGTTCAGCCTCTAACAGCGAGGCGTAGAGATATACATCTGGATTATCGGAGAGCATATCGCTGGTCGTTGCTGAATCGGAAAGCGCGGTGAACTTTTTGTAATAGACAAGCTCGACGGTGTAAGCGGAATCCGGTGCTGGTCCTAAGAGATAGTTGTCACCGATAATCGTATAAGTCAACGGTTTACCTGTTGTCGATCCAGCCCACAGCCGGTCCATCATCTCTGGAGTGAGATACTCCAACGGAGTGATGGGGTCTGTGTTGAGCTGCATATTGCGACCCTGTAACCAGCCTGTCGGCAACGCATACGATCTTGTGCCGCCGACAGTGGTATCAGTGGCGGTTGTCTCCATCTTCCGAATACGCAGCTCGCGGTTATACCGGGCTTCAGCTAATGCGATGAATTCGGGTATCCGGGCTGAGAGGTCATCTCTATCCAGCCAGTTCGCTACCGCTGTTTGTAATTCCGCGTAAGTTGAAATCGCCATCAGTTCAAATATCCATATCTGGTCGGGTACGAGGGATACATCACCCCTAGTGGGATACCCTCACCATGAAATTTCGTTAAAGGGGATTGGTCAGGGATGTCAACGTAAATCCCCCTGCCCCTGGCGAACCCAATCAAGTATTCAAGGTTGGGCCGCTGGTAAGAAAATTCAGAAATGTACGAGGGATCACCGGGAGTAGATTCTAGGTCTGCCATATCCACCCCCCAAATCCCAATCCTGTCTGCACCTTCGGTGATGGCGAGTGCCATCAGGTAAGCGATGGAGGAGTTGAAATAATCCTTCCCCAGCTCTGAAATAACACTCTCTACCGGATAAGGGATCGCGTTGGGGATTTCTGGATATTCAGATTGCATATACAGCGGTGCAGTGAGGCTCCGTAGCCTGTCCAGGTATCCGGGCCTGCGCCTTGCCTCTGGTTTTTTCAGCAATTCCAGTGGGTGAATCTCAAACAGCCGATCAAGATAAGGCCATCTGTCTTCATCCCAAGGTAATCCCCAGACTTCCCAATTCGGATCTTCAAACGGAGCGTCATCGTGAGTGGACGGAGCCAACCCAACGATCGCCACATTCACCGGGAGAGCTCAGTCACATATACCGTGGATGTGCTGGCTGCGGTAATCGCCGCGCACTTGTTGGCTTCGCTCACCCGGAAGAAATACGGTGTGCCTGCCGCTACATAGACATGGGATGTCGTTGCAGTGGGGGCTGTGCCGAATGTGATGAAACAGGCTGCGGTAGCCGTCACCATCACCTCGTTCACCTGGGTTGCGAAAGCGTTGGAAGTCGCCGCGCTGGAGGTAGTCGCAGAGATGGTCTGCGTTACACCCGGACGGAACACGTTGGAATTTACGTTTCTCATAATTGCCTCAAATGGTTGTCGGAGCCACTTTAAAATATTTGTAATCGGGATCGTTCAAGTACGCTGCGAGAATCCTTGGATCTTTCTGAATATCCCCGTCAGTTTCCTTTATCCACTTTTCCCAAGTCGTAGTCGGGATGGACGAGACATGATGCCACTCGCCCCTTTTACCCAGCGAGAGCTTGTCACCGTAATCGTTGAACTTACGTTTGTTGTGTTCAAGGATTGGAGTCGCGTTCTGGTGAGTGTTAAACCGGAAGGTATTGGTGGTATCGTCAAAGTGCATATCGGTTTGGCGACCGAATTTGTTGTCCAAAACGAATTTAGACATAACCGATTTTTCCTACCTTTGGCGCACCGTCAGCCGGATCATGGTCGATGTAGGCTTTTTTCAGCCAACCAATCGCGTCTTTTGGTTCTTCTGGTTTGGGTGGTGCTTTCGGGGCTTTGCCCTTGAGCATTTTCTTTGCTGCTTTTTCTAGTTCTTTCATAAAAAAAGGGGGCGAGTTGCCCCACCCCCTTCCGTTTTTTACGCCTTACAATCGCTCAGGATGCCGGACGCTTTTTCATTCTTAGAGCATAGACCTGCCTCGTAGAGCAGCATCTGTTTTGTCGCATCACCCGTTTTGGCGAGTTCAACAACGGACCAATCTCGCAGAACATTCAGCGAGAAATAATCCATATCCAAGAAGAAAACGTGTTCCGTGGAATCCAGGTTACGATCTGGCACGATCTTGAATGAACCAAAGTCGCTGACATAGATGTCGACCGCGTTTACTGCGGTGACACTACCGTTGCCTTTGATTTCATTCCGAATCGCGTACCCAGGGCCAGCGTTGGACGAAAGACCCGATATGGCCTGCTTGATAGTCGCAGGACAAAGGATCATGTCCGGGCTGCCGCCCGAGTTAAACGCATCCAAGATGACGTTTTTGATGCCAGCTTCCGTAATGGAAGCAGTGGCAGTCGCCTCTGTCATCGTGTTAGTACCAGTACCAGCCGAAGCTGCCGGGGAACCCGAGCCCGGGTTCATCGACACCCAGTTGGTTGCTAACCAGCTTGGGAGGCCAGCAGATACACGGGCGGTTGTAGAATCGCCCGCTGTTCGCGCTACGTTTTGAGAAAGCATATCTTCCCAATCGCGCTTCATCTGCTTACCGCGCTTTGCTAGTTGGTAAGCCTGGTGTTTGCCATGACCTGCGTAGTTGACCGAATCATCTGTACCGGACAATTTGTTACCGTAAAAGCTCTTTATCTTTTACTTCTACGTCTTTCGACGTAGTTCGGACTATCTCATCATCCCAGTGGGATGCCCTGCGCTCGTGTCGCTTCATAATCCCAAAGGGATCGTGTGCGTTAGTCTCTGAACCTTCGTCACATTGCTATGACGCTTGGCTGCGGATTCCCTTATCTTTAGATTTAGGGTTCCCGACAATTCACAGGGTTTTTCTTTTACGCATTACTGCGTAACGGACCAAGGTACAATTTTAGTCTGAACCACATACCGTGAAATCTGGCAGTAATTCCCCAACCGGGTTGGTAACGCTCTTGCGGTCGCGGCCGGGCTGTCATCACCTTCTATTTGACGGTTGGCTGCACCAGAAGCAATGGTATCAGTCTGCCACTCAAAGTAAGTGTTGTCGGCCTTTTCGCGTGAACACGCACTAAAAAAGGGCGTATCCAAAGGAGCGATATTATCTCTTGTTACCGTAAAAGTTCTTTATCTTTTACTTCTTACAGTTTTCCATCCTGCAAGGTCGGACTATCTCATCATCCTTTCGGATGCTCCGCGCTCGTGGGCCTTTACTGTCCGTCCTGGACTCCCTGGCCTAGTCTCTGAACCTTTTTGTCATCCCTGACAAACTTGGCTGCGGATTCCCCTTTCGGCGGGGTTCCCGACAATTCACGGAGTTTTATTGTCATCCATAATATTCAGATGACATCGGCTAACTGCTCGCGGATCGCTACTGACGAGTAAGTCAGTGAGGTATTGCTTGCAATTGCCATTTGTTTGTCTCTTTGTTAAGTGATTAAATCCTCAAGAAGTGCTGCCGCGTCATTAACGTGGCCGCTCTCCTTCAGTCGGTTTCGCATCGCAGTTCGCTTTGCCTTCGTTTCCGATTTCGCGCTGGTTCCCTTTCCGCTCCGAATGACTTTCGGTTTGTTTTTGAGCTTCTTGGCCTTTGGGTTGGACCTTTGAAGTTCATCGTACAGCCGAGCCTTGTTCAGAATGATGAAAGAGCGATGGTCAATAAGACTTTCGATTTCAGCATCTTGGAAACCCGCAGAAGATGCGTATTGGCGCAATTCACCAGCAAGCTCTTTCTGTTTGACGGGATCACCCCACTCTGGTAATTTTTCTACCAGCTTGCCGTGTTCCTGCCTTACAGACTGCTGCCACTGTTGTTTGGCTGCTACGTCATTTCTCGCCACTGCCTGCTGTTGTTCACGTTGGACGTGGGCGACTTTTTCCTGGGCTTCTCTTAACTCCTCTTTCTTTTCCAGGAATGAGATGGGGTCCTCGGCTTTGAGGCGTTCCCAATCAACATTTGCATACTGGTCGAAGTTGGAGTTTTCGATTATGGATTGAAGGTATTGCGAATATTGCTGACGCTCTGACTGAATCTGCTGCATCTCTTGGTTGTACTGCGATTGCAGTGCCTCGATCTGCTTGCGTTCTTCAGCCAGATCCTGCGTTTTTTTAGTGAACGCGGATTGACGGGAATAGCCCTTCAGAAGTTCGTCAAGGTTGACCTCCTGCTCTTCACCGTCCACACGGACGGCATACAGGGGTTCCTCTTCGTCTTCTTCTGGCTCTTCGTCTTCGGACTCCTCTTCAGAATCAACTTCTTCCGGTTCGTCCTCTGAAACCGCCTCTGGAGATTCATCTGGATTTTCAGAGTCATCTACTTCGGTCGGGGGTGCTTCCTCGGCTTTTGGTTGCTCTTCACTCGAGTCCAATAAACCAAGTATTGCGTTTTGGGCCTCTAAGATAGACCCTTCGTCTGTGTTAACTGCCGGTGCTGTGGGCGTGTCGGCCATGTGGTTCTCCATGAAAAAAGCCGCCCGCAGGCGGCTCCCCAAATCCTTTTGGGCTTGTTTCGCGAAACGAGTTTCTTACCTCTTGTTGAATTCACCCGTCATCACTAATGACTCGAAGTGCTGTTTCAACTCGGTGAGGTTTTTCAAACTCTGCCAGGCGTTTTCCCTGGCGGTCATATCCTCGGGTTGGGAGTTCTCCCAGGTGTCGAGGAATCTTTGCCGGAGAGTGTCCCATGCTTCGTTGAAGATGGGGTCTCCGAGTAATGCTTTTGCGCGGTCTTCTCTAGCCAATGGCTACGGGCCTTTGCTGGACTGCCTCTAGCTGAAGTTCTTGCAGCTTTAAACTGGCATCCACTTTCGCCTCGGCTGCGTCCTGTTGGACCTTCTGCGCTTTGATCTGTACGTCGGCTGCTTTTATTTCAAGTTCTTTCTGTTTTATCTGCATTTCAGCCTGGGCCATCTGCTCCTGTGGCGATGGACCTTGTTTGGGTTGGGGTTTGGTGATGTAATTCTGAACGTCCTTGAAGCCCATATTCTCGACCATCTTCGCACCCAGGTTGTACAGGTTCTCCTCGGTAATTATTGAGAGTCCACCGGACATAGCCTGGCTGGCGAACTGTAGAATTGTGGAGAGGTGGAGGAGTTGCTGGTCACGGTTGCCATGTCCCAGGCCGACCTCCACGGTGCAGTCCAGGTAATCACGCCACATATCGGGACGCACTTCGATAAAATCACCACGCAGTTTTATGTACTTCTCTTTTTCTTCGTTCTTCTGCGCTAATTCAAAGATGGCCTGTACCAAATCCTTCACCCCGGTTTCGGCAAATATCCGCGCAATCATCTCCACCCTTTGCTGCGCTGCCGTCATCACCTGGGCGACCTGAGTAGCGGTGGTGTGGCTGGTCAACGCATTCGCATCCAACCCTTGCGACATCTTGGTCATCCCCGATCTTTCCTCGCGGATGGAATCCATGTACTTCATCACCTCGAAGGTGTAGGGCTGAAGTGCGGGGGTGGGTAACGGAGTAATTGCCCCAGGGGCTTTTGTTCTGACAATGCCGCCAGGTCTTTGGGTCAGCAAGTCATCAAGCTGCACCATGCCCTCCTGCACAGCCAGACGGCCTGCGTTTTGCAGGTACATATTGTCAAGGAGGTTTCGCAGCAGTACGCTCTTAACCTCTTGAACCGGCATCACCTGATCAGCGACAGACTCACCGTAGAATTTATGCGGGATGGGGATGGGGCAGAGAGTGCAGAAGGGTCTGCGGTCTACCGGCTCGTTTTCGAGGACGGTGTTGCCAACAGTAAGAATCCTTCGCAGCTCCGCGATGCCGTCACCGTCGTAGTCAGTTCGGAGATAACTCTCATATACCCAACCTTCTTTGAGTGCGTCTTCCGCATCCACATTTTCAGGTTGCCATGATTGGTCAAAGGCATGGCGAGCGGATGTTTCAGCCGACCAGTATTCATCACCCTTGGTGATCTCCTGTGGGTCGATGTCGTATCCCATTTCGCGTAATTCCGTTACCGTCTTTTTCACGCGGTGGCAGACAAAGCGGGCATCGTCTACCGCTTTCGCGTCTTTGCTGATGAGGAATTCTTCGGGGGGGATGTTTTCAATACGAACCCGGCCTTTCTGACTGTGCCGGGTGATGACTATATCGTGGGTGGTGATCGGTATATCACCGTCTTCAACTTCTTCGGTGTGTTCCAACACCTCCACCGTGTCATCCATGAGGAGATTTTCAAGCTCGGTATCAGACAAACCAGAATAAGTCTCTCGGTCCCACTTGTCGGAATCGTCCCACCAGACTTTGACAATACCCACCTTCGCCAGGAGTGCGTCTGTGAACCAGGTGTTAGCGAC